AAAGTAGGAAGCAATCTATCAAAACATCCATTTCTGATAGAACTCCATTGGCAGTAGACCCAGTTATCATTGATGCTGACTATACATACATCATTCCCACATTAACAACATATTATGACGTGACTAGATCTGCTTTGAATGATAGTGCGGTTGAGGTTAACGTGAGGAATGCTATCGCTTCTTTTTCTACAAATAATTTAGGAAGATTTGGTAATAAGTTGAGATTCTCTAGATTTGTCAGATCTCTGGATGACACGTCAGACGGGTTTGTTTTGAATAATGATGCGTCAATTAAAATTGAAAAAAGGATTACACCAAATGTGAATGTGGCTGAATTGGTTTCTTTACATTTTAATAATGCCCTTCGCCCAGGATCTTTGGGGTCATCAGAGTTTACATACAGCGGCTTTTCGTCATTTTTAGGTGATGATGGTCTCGGGGTGGTTAGTATCTTCCGATATAGTGATAATAAAGAACGTGTCAACATTGTCCCTAATGCTGGAGTGATTGACTACAAAACTGGGCTAGTTACTGTTGAGAATTTCTTGCCTTCTGCATATTCGGACTTAGAGTTAAAGGTTAATGTTGCGCCAGAGAACTTGGACATTATACCAGTTAGGGAGCAGATATTGCTGCTAGAATCTGGTGACGCTGTTATTAATGTTATTGGCGAGCAGACCTAATGATAAAAGCTAAACTTTCATCTATCGTAAGTAATCAATTTCCCGCTTTTTTCAAAGAAGAAGGCGAGAACTTTCTTGCGTTTATCGAGGCATATTATGAATACCTCGAGCAAAATGGAAAGTTGACTGAGGCAATACAGAACCTTGAAGGGAATAGGGATATCAACACAACCCTTGATGAGTATATTCAATACTTTCAAGACACTCTCCTACCATCTGTCCCGCACGAAGTTGCCGCCGACAAAAGGCTTCTTGCTAAGTATGTGAAATTTTACAATGTGACGCGTGGTTCACTTGCATCATATAAGTTGCTTTTCAGAACGATATACAACGAAGCAGTTGAAGTGTATTATCCCGCTGATCAAATGCTCAAAGTGTCTGATGGTGATTGGAACCACGATCAGTATCTTGTAACGAACTACGATATTAACAATTACAAATTTATCGGGAAAACCGTTCAAGGTCAGGAGTCCCGAGCTGAAGCTCTCGTTGAAGATATAGTTGGTCGAGTTATTAGGAACAGAGACGTCATGCAGATAAATGTTTCTAATGTCAGAGGTTCATTTAATCATTTAGAGCCAGTTATGATTTTAGGAGGAGTTTCTGATGGCGGCCAGCCCCATGCTCCTTTAGTCGAGGCTGGTGTGTCTCGAATTGAAATTGTATCTCCTGGCGGTGAATATAGTGAAGGTGACGTTGTTGAGTTGTTGTCGGATGGCGTTGGTGATTTCGGTAAGGTTGTTGTAACTGATACGATTGACCTTGGAGGGTCGATTACATTTTCTATAACAGATGGCGGATCAGGTTACACTTCTTCTATAGGCGGAGCGGATCAAGGGGAATCATTAATCTCTATCACAGGTGGAGATGGACAATCCCCAGCAAGTTTCACCTTAGAGCAAACAGATATTGGAGATAGTTTTGCGATATCAATGAACACTAATCTGATTGGCGCTAATAATATATATGGTGCTGGTGGCGCGAAGGTCACATACGATGATTCGAGCACTGGTATTATGGACACATTTGCCAATACGATTATTGGGGCAGCTAGTTTTGGTTTCCCAGAATATGATGAGTTGACTGGCGATAGTGCTTATCGAGACAATACTAATGCGGCAATACAGATTGCTAATAGTGCTCAAATTAGTCTCGGCGATTCGTTATTTGGTGTGACGTCTTCAGCTAATGCTATCGTAACAGAAGTTGTTGATGCGACCGCTGGTGCTTCTTGGTTTAGAGTAGATACGTATAGAAATTTCTCAACTTCAGAAACTGTTAAGATCGGAACATCTGGTGGCGCGTCAGTCGGAACAGTATCCGCATTCCAAAGTAACACTGTCGGTGGGCACGTTCTCCAGCTAGGTCGCCCGACCACGGTAAATATCAATGAAGGGGATGAGCTTGTTTCAGAGTCACCATTCAGTTACATCGCTAATACAGCTGATGTGATTAAGACTAATGAAATAATCCACAGTTTTGCTGTAGTTAAAAAGATTGTTGCTAACATACCATATGGATATGAGCACAACCCCACAGCGAATACTGTTCTTTCTGGCACAATTTCTTCATCCGCAAATACTGTGACTGGTTCTGGAACTTCGTTTCTGGCAGACTTCTCTATAGGCGATGTGATAAAATCTGGCGGCCAATCTAGTCGCAGAGTTGTCAGCGTAGCTGATAATACAACTCTTGTTGTTTCTAACTCGTTCAACCCTGCTCTGTCATCTGCCGCTTATGTTAAGGGTGGTGTTTGGAGAGACCTCACGACATATAGAGTGGCCGCTAATAATGCAGCAAACAGTTCTAATCAATTTCACACTGGTCCGATTTCCCCTTTCATAGAATTAGATGGCGTGAGAAAGGTCGGTTCGACGACCATAGTCGCTAATGTGGCTTATACGTCATCAAACACTGAATTCGAAAATATCCACACTCTTCTGAGTGATTCATTAATATTCAAGACCGCTACCTTTGGGACAATCGAGAACCTCTCGAATAAAGTTGGTGGTGATGGGTTTAGTGTCGCTCCAACCGTCCGCGTTGTCGAGCCAAACATAAGCATACTCGGTATTGGTGAGCAATACATCACTCTAGAGACTGCAGATTTGAATTGGGGAACGGCGAATAGTCAAGTAAATGGATTAGATACGAATGATGGGCTGTTCCAGCCAGCATCAGGTGCTTCTGGCGACATTAAAGCTGGAGCTGGTCCAAATTTAATCCCGCAAACTGTTGTTCTCGCTAACGGAACATATCAAACTACAGTTCGCGTTTGGCAACCATTCTTACAAAGAGAACCAGGAAATGTCAAATTTGCCAATAATTCAACTGTAACGATAAAGAAATTCGAGAGCTCTATTATTCCTGGGGAGGTTGACTCTAGGGCAACGTCAAGTGTCGGCACCGCTAAGATTGTTAAAGTTGTTGATGAAGGTATTATTGGTAAAAACGCAAAGATAACACCAAGCGTTGGCGCGAACGGTACTGTCACTGGATTAAGGGTTATTGACTCTGGTTTCTCATACTTCCAAAACGAGACCGTTAGAGTACAAGAATCTGATCACCCCGACGCCACTCAAGCTGTTGTGAAATTGACATTAGATAATGTGGCAAATTCAGAAGGATATTATTCATCATCAAGGAGTCATGTGTCCACCAAGCGTGGTTATATCCAGGATAGTGATTTCTATCAAGAATTCTCATATCAAGTTGTCGCTCCTCTGGCTCTGGATCGATACAAAGAGATCGCCTTAAAGTTGGTACACCCTTCCGGACAGAGGTTGTTTGGTAAGTATCAATCACACTCAAATGTTTCTGTAGATATTGCTTCTACTGCTAATAACAGTGTAAGGGCTCAAGGTTCTGGCACTGCGGCAATGAGTAACACAACTTTCAATATTACTGGTACGAGTACATCATTCTTATCAAATTATGCTAATAATGGGACAATAATAATTGAAGTTTCTCCAAAACAATACTATAGTATTCCACTAAATATAGTATCGAGCGATACTCTCGCGAATACCAAAATTCAGTGGGCTGCCGATGGGATAGCGTCAGCTAATGTTTATTACACGACAGGATCAATTTCCTAATGCTTTACAGATACGCAACTAAAGATTTATCTATCAATAATGCTCAGGCTTTTGTCAAAGCATTGAATGCTAGCGACGGATCATCAACTAAAAATTCAGTCATACTTTATGCTGTTATCGGCAATACTACTGATTGGAATAATGAACCCAACCCTAATTTTGTTGAAGACACAGAACAGAATTTACAATATGAACAGCATAGAAAATTTATTGGTGCTAAGAAAATTGATGTAGGGAGCGTTTCTCATGTTGTTCCTAGATACGATTGGGCATCAGGTACTGTTTATTCTATGTACCGAGACACCGATAAAAGTATGTTTGAAAGGCAGTATTACGCTCTAACTGACCAGTATAACGTCTACAAGTGCCTCTATAATAACAAAGGGTCAGCGTCAGCAGTAAAGCCAACAGGATTCTCGACTCTGCCGTTTACAACTTCTGACGGGTATACTTGGAAGTATTTGTACACAATCTCTTTGGGTGAGGCTGATAAGTTCCTCACATCAGTTCATATGCCTGTAAAGAATATTGTGACTCCCGATGCTTCACCAGAACAAACAAGACAGCAGGCGGTACAAAACGCAGCGGTGAACGGCTCTATTGAGATTGTAGAAACTGTTAACCTTGGTTCTGGGTATCATCAAGTTGCTAATGCTGTAGTGGAAATTGGAGGAAGAAGCACTCTTAAGATATCAGGCGCAGGTGATGGCGGTGCTTCCCCAATCCAAGGGTTTTATAATGGATCAAGCGTCTATATATCTTCGGGTACTGGCGTTGGTCAGCTTAGGAGGATTGTACAGTGGTCTGGTGCTACTAAAACATTGACAGTCAACGCGGCATTCACCACCACACCAAATACAGACTCAAGAGTAATAATCTCGCCCACAGTTACTATTATTGGTGACGGTAATAACGCTCAAGCATACAGCCGTGTTCATCCAGTAACAGGTGCTATTGCTAATGTGTCAGTGATTAGTGTTGGTTCTCAATATACCAGAGCGAAGGCAATCGTCACATCAAACTCAATTCACGGGACGGGTGCTACTGCTAATGCGGTAATATCTCCAATCGGCGGTCACGGATCAAATCCAGTTAGGGAACTTGCCGCTGATAAAATACTGTTGAATGTACAGTTTAACGGTAGCGAGGGAGTTTCTGCTACGGGTGCTGGATACATTCCATCAAATACTGAATTCAGGACTCTGAGCATATTGAAAGACCCTGTACTTAAAGTAGATGCAAACAATAACCATGTTGCCGTTGAGTCTATCGCCAACACATCAAATAGCCCATCCACTTTGCGATTCACCACAAGAGCCACTATATCATACACAAGTATGGATGGTAATGCCCCTGTTAATCCTTTGGTCACAAATGACATTATTACTAATGAAAGAAATCGGCTTGCCGCAGAACTTGGGACATTAGAGTTTGTAACTACTCTTGGTTCTGTCCAAAGAAAGGCTGATTCATTATCTAACGCTGTTCAAGGTGCTAATGCTCATATTGTTTATATTCGAGAAGATGAGACGCAATCTGATGCATCCTTCCATAATATGTACCTAAATAGTGTACAAAGTTATAGTAACCATGTGCCGTTCACAAAAGATGACATTATTTTAAATGGCACAAGCGATACTCCTGTTGCTACAGTTGAAGCTATACAAGGTCCAGAAGCAAATACATTCTCTGGCGAAATACTATATACTGAGAACATTAGGGCAGTATCAAGAACTCCAGAACAAATAGAAGATATTAAAATCATTTTAGATTTTTAAAGGTATTATAAATGACAATCGAGACAAACCTCAACCAAAGTCCATTTTTTGATGATTTCGATGAAGAAAAGAATTTTCATCGGGTATTGTTTAGACCAGGATACGCTGTTCAGGCTAGAGAACTCACACAAATGCAAACTATTTTGCAGAATCAAGTTGAGCGTCTCGGTTCTGAGGTTCTGACAAATGGCACCGTATTAAATGGTTGTGACCTCGAGCTACAACAGTGGCAGTATGTTAAACTTCGAGATAAAGATGCTAACAACCGAGTACTCTTACTCAATGATTTCTTTTCTGCTGGTGTGATCGCGAATAGCACCGTAACTGGAGAAGCTACAGGTCTCACGGCAAAACTGATAGCAGCAGAAGAAGGTTCTGAAGGTAATGCCCCAAATTATCTGAGTGTATTTGTTTCGTACACAAACTCTGGCGCAAATAACGCAACCAAAACATTTAAAGATGGCGAAACGCTAATCTTTAGAAACTCGTCAAACAACGAATTCGTGGTTGCCGCCAACACAATAGGAACGGCAGCTGCTAATGCATATACTGCCACGGGAGTTGGTATTGGTGCTTCTGTGACTGAGGGTGCGGTATATCACAAAGGGCATTTTGTGCGGTCACCAAATCAAATTGGAGTTGTGAGTAAGTATTCATTGACTCCTAGTGTTCGTGTTGGTTTTGAGACAACTGAGTCTTTGATTGATTCTAACCAAGATTCCTCGCTATTAGATAATGCTTCTGGTGCAACTAATTTCTCTGCTCCTGGTGCTTCTAGACTCAAACTTCTACCAGTAATCAAAACACGCTCGTTGACTGATGCCAATACTGTCGGATTTATGCCTCTGGCAGATATTCAAAGTGGTCGCGTCATCAGAGATTACACTGATACTCAATATGGCGAACTTCAAGAAGAACTGGCTCTAAGAACCAGAGAGGAATCGGGCGACTATGCCCTTTCCCCGTTTAAGGTAAATGTTGAAGAGCATTTAAAAACAGAAGTGAACAGTGGCGTATACACCGCAGTCGAAGGCGGCGATCTCAATAAGTTGGTTATTGAGGTTGAGCCATCGGTTGGTTATGTTAAGGGTTATAGAACAGAGCTCACGGATCTTTATCGCGCAGATATTTCTAAATCAACAACTTATGAAGTCAAAGAAAATGTTGTTATCGGGCAGAACTTCGGTAGCTATGCTATTTGTAACGAAGTTACAGGTACATGGGATTTTCAGGGTCTTCGCGAAGTTGACATCTACGACACAGATCAACAGATGATCACCGGCAACTACGCCAACCTTGGTTCGGTTTCTGGTACCAAGATTGGTACTGCTAAAGTTCGCGGTTTCCAGTATCATGACGGGACTTCCGGAACCGCAACTGGCAAATTTAGAATTTACCTCTTTGACTTGAAGATGAATTCAGATAAGAGTTTCTCTAATGCTCGATCTTTATATGTTAATAATGCTTCTGGTCCAGATTCGTATGGTGATATAGTTTTAGAAACCAGCGGTAATGCGAAGTTACAAGATTCAACTTTGAATACATTAGTATTCCCAATACAAAGTTCTGGAACCAGAAAACTTGCTGATGCGACTGATAGCACCCAGACACAATATGTATTGCGGACTGAGAAAACTATAACATTTAGCACTAGTGGTACAGCTACAGTTTCAGCTAACACAGCCCATACAGGCGGAACCGAAACAAATAATGATACTGGTTCTCCATTATCATCTCCAGATGAAAGAAACATAATAATTGTTGCCAAGTCTGAAGTCACCACTTCTCCTATGACTGGTGAGGCTGCACAGACTGGGGCGACAGTAACAGGTTCGGCTGGCGCGGATTTCACTACTCAATATTCTGTTGGCGACTTCATTCAAATCGCTTCGAATCCTAAGCAAAGGATCGTCAATATTGGCGGTGCCACGACAATGACTGTTTCTACCAGTCAGAGTTATGCTGCGTCAGCGCACTCAAAGGTTTACCCAAGCGGACATATCTTTGACACGCAGTCGAATGGTACAATTACTTCTACTGGTTCTGCCCATAGTATTGATTTACAAACCGCTAATTTGTCATCTACGTTTGCCGCTTCTGTTTATTTTGATCTTTTGAGAAGCTCGGCGACTCAAGCGAATAAAACTGTAAATAAAAATAAGTATATCCACATCGACACAGGTAGCCACACTGATAGTTCTGCTGGTCCATGGTCGCTTGGTGTTTCTGATGCGTTTGAATTGGTCTCAGTCCATTCGGGGGCAAATACTACAGTAACAGCAGATAATGGCGTAGATGTAACTTCTGATTTTTATATAGATAGTGGACAGCGCGATTCCTTATATGACACAGCAAGACTCGTGAAAAGGGCTACAAGTTCCTTAGACACGGCAAATAAAGGGCTTCTGGTCAAATTCAATTACTTTGGTAGAGACCGATCGGGCGGTATCGGATATATGAGTGTTGACTCTTATCCGATTGATGACGCTAACCCTACAGCTGCAGGTTCGATCACCACAGCTGAAATACCAAAATATAAAACTTCTGATGGAAATGTTATTGACCTCCGCGATAGTGTTGACTTCAGGCCAATTAGAAGTTCCACTGTAACTCCAAGCGCAACAGGAACAGCTGCGGTGGCTCCAACTAACCCATCGGCTGGCAATACGTTTGATATAGATAGCAATGGCGTGTACTTCCCGACTCCTGATCAGAATTTTCAGTGTGACCTGCAGTCATATTTACCGAGATATGATACAGTCAATATATCATATACGGGTGACATCGTTATCGAAACTGGCGCAGCGGAACCAGTTCCGTCTGTTCCATCTCTCAATCCAGAAACTATGAATTTAGCTGTGATCTATATTCCACCATATCCATCACTTTCAACAGAATCTGCGATGTATTATGAGAGGCCAGATGTTGAGGTTGATATAGTTGAATCTGACAATCGCGGATTCACTATGGAAGATTTGAGAGGATTGGAGGCTGAGGTTAAGGAACACCACGATTTGATTAATTTGAATGCTTCTGAAATAGCAGCATTGAAAACAAGCGTTCTTCGACCCGATGACCCAATTGGTGCGCCCGAGCCGCCAAAAGATTCCATCGTTACTGATCCAAGACCTTCGTCGTCTACGATTAACACTTTGCGTAGTTCTGATTTATCATTTACTAGCGATCCGATGAGAGCTATACCAACTCTTGAAGATATAGAATTAGAGTTGGCTTCTGGTAGTGTTAATACCACTGTAACTGATAACATAATCACCACTGTAGTAAATGGAGGAAATAACCTAGTGGCTCAAGGTTTCGCTACCACAAGGCGACCCGTGACAGTCTCAACATCTACTCCCGTCAAACTCTACAATGGTACTATGAATCTGAAGCACTCTATTTGTCATATACAACAGCTGTCACAACCAGCTGCTTGCACCTCTTACACATATGTTTCAACTGGGAGTATAATACCATCCACCAGCAAATTTGCGGTTAAGGCTGCGCCTAAACCTGCGGTTAAGGCTGCAGTTAAACCAAGACCGCCATTCAGAAGAGGTCCACGCTTCGGTGGCAGCGGGTGTTTCCTTGCTGGCTCTCAAGTTTTGATGGCTGATGGAACTTATAGATCTATCGAGAATGTCCAGTTAGGCGATTTGGTTTTGGGTTTAGATGGCGGTATAAATCAGGTGCTAGAACTACACCACTTGCCTGTTGAAACTAGAGACATATACACAATCAATGATTCTTTAGAATTGACTGATTCACACCCAGTATTAACAGTTTCTGGTTGGAAGTCTTTCAATGTGGATGCCTCTAAAGAACTTCATCCAGATCTAGAAGTTGCAGAGCTTGTTGCTGGAGACAAACTAATTAAGTACAGCGAACTACAATCCTCGCATGAAGATAGACTTAGAACTATTGGGATGCGGGAAGAGACTGTTGCCGTGTACAACCTTGATGTTGATGGTGACGACACATTCGTTGTCAACAACTTCGTGGTCCATAATAAATAAAGAATAGAAAAGGGATAAACTAGGAATTCAATTATGACAGTATCCTCATCAACATCAGCTAGTTTGCTTCAACAGTATAGGAAGGCAGGGTTAGACTATACTGGACTGGCAGAGTTCTCTGATGTTTCAGCATTTGTAAATGGCACAAATAACTATACTCTGAAGGCGCACACAGCACAGGAGGTAAAATGTAACGGACTAAAGCCCAACACCAGAGTTTGGCCACGATTTGATGGCAGGGATGTTTCTAGATATTGCTCCCCCGATAACAAAACATCTTATAATGGTGCTTTGATAACAAATGCCGCTGGCAGTTTGACGTTTTATTTTAAAATACCAAACGACAACACCATGAAGTTTAAAGGGTATAAGCATCTTCTAGAAGTCAGTGATGTTAAGCCTCCATATGGCAATGGCATTAGTTCAGGAAAGGTTGGAGCTACAACTAGATGCGGTCAGTATTATTACGCAGCGTCAAATGTTTCAGGTATGAAAGCTCCTGCCGTTGCCACCACTCAGATTGTTCGCTCTGAAATATCTGCTGATTCTTCGATGACAAAGGTCACCAATGGTCAAATTACTGAAGAGATCCCAGATTTCTTGTCACAATCTTTTGTTGTGACTGTCAACAATCCGCATTTAGAATATATTGATTTGTATTTCGCCAAGAGACCAGCAAACTCAAACGCTTCTGTGATAGTTCAAATCAGAAGAACTGATTCTAGAGGAAGACCAACCACAGAACTTATTACTCAAACCGACCCAATATACCGAAACTCTATTAATGTTTCTTCTAATGGAACGACTAAAACGAGGTTCACATTTAAGTCTGGTGTCACTTTATCAAAGAACGTAACATATGCTCTTACTGTTCTGCCAAATGAAGACGGAACGGATTTTGAATTGTGGTCTGCTACAAAAAATAGAAGAGATAAGTCTACGAATATCAGCGCATATGTCACCCCAGAAGTTAAGAAATTATATGGTTCGGCGACTGGATCAGTCTGGTCTCCTTTGGTTGACGAGTATTTGAAGTTTAATATTTCCTATAAGAAGTTCTCCACAAAGACTGATCTGGGTGGAACGGATTGCTCGTTTGTCTTTGAAAATAAAGATCTAGACTTCCTGAATATTTCTGATATCACGCCTACAGGTGGATCAACTTCTTCTACTGGTTTCCAGATGGACGAATCTATCAGGGGAGAGTCTATACTCACTTTTGCTAACAACCAAACAATTTCTGTAGGCGACCACCTAAGATCAAGAACAGCTGCCATCGCTGGTGAAATTGCTGATTCTGGTTATGCGACAGGAACAGTTCGTAAAATCGTAGCATCAGGTTCTGGTAGCGTCACTGTTAAAATTGATGCGTTTAAAAATTACCCCACCACAACTGGTGCCAACAATGATCATTTGTACCTTGCCTCAAACGCTTGGTGCGGAAACACGAGTTCGTTTATTGCGAACACTACTGCTACAGGTGATTTGATTTTTGTTAATACCGACTTCGGTAGAATACGTCTAGACAACTCTTCTGGA